GAGACTACCATCATATCTGGTAATGATGAACCCATTGATGGGGAGTACACAGATGCATAACATCAACAACGATTTAGATTACTTCACTAGAGAAGAGTTTGCCTGTCAATACACAGGTGAGAATGAGATTAGTGATAGACTCCTACTGAGATTGGACTTGTTACGTGCAAGATGTGGCTTCCCCTTCATTATCACGAGTGGTTATCGTTCTGAAGACCACCCTATAGAAGCCAAGAAGGAGAAAGCAGGAACTCATGCCCAAGGTATTGCAGCAGACATTAAAGTCAGTGACGGTGTACAACGGTTTAGAATTGTTCAGGAGGCTATCTCGCTGGGCTTTTCAGGAGTTGGAGTTGCTCGTAGCTTTGTGCATGTTGACATCCGCGACCTTGACGGTAATGAATCTCCTGTAATGTGGACGTACTGATATGGCTAAACTAACTAACGAAGAGAAAGCACTTCGCATATCTCGACAAACAGGGTTAGACTATAAAAATGTCTTACAAGGTTTGCAAATGGCGGACATAGAGTTTCAAATGGCCGTTGCTCCTTACACAGGATACGAAGGCCCTATCGACCCTAGTATTGCTCGTTATCATCCTTTGCCTGAAGGTGCTAACGTAGGGCTTTTGGGGTTTTCAACTGCTCCAGACGCTCCAAATCATTACATACCTTCAGCTAGTTTTGGCGCTAGAGGCGATAAGATTATGTTTCCAGCAGAGCCTGGAACAGTCAACGCAGTAGGCGCTAAAGGAGCTACTCCCTCTACATGGGCGCACGAATATAGTCATCAGTTAGAAAAGGATAGAAGTCTCTATAAAAAAGCTATGCAGGCTACTGATCGTTTTGGTAATGATAGTATAGACACAGATGCTTACTTAGCCTTTATAAAGTTTGGTGCAAAAAACGCAGCAGAAGTAGGGCAGCGTGTTTTAGACATAAGAAGTGCCCAAAACATGGACGATGTTTCTACCGCTGTTAATTATATAGCAAAAGAAGAGATTAAAAGTTTAGAGTCACAAATAGACAGAGCTTTTTCAGAAGACGATGTTGAAGAGGCTCGTAGACTACTTAAAAAAAGTAATAGCATTACAGAAAACATTATTAACAACCCTACTGATCAAAACATAACAGATTATATTAAAACAAGTTTAAGTGACGTTAATACAGAATACGACAAGATAGGCGCGTTTAAGTCTAACTTGTTTAAAAAGATTGTAAACAACAAAGAACAAAGAGCAAAGACAGCTAAGACTTTTAAGGAATCTCTTGACTGATTTAGCGGTTGAGCTACTACCTTGGCAGCAAGAAGTCTGGGAAGACACTACACGCTTTAAGGTTATTGCTGCTGGTAGACGTACAGGTAAGAGTAGACTAGCTGCGTGGGCGTTAATACTTAACTGCTTGTCAGCCAAGAAAGGTCAGGTGTTCTATGTTGCCCCTACACAGGGTCAGGCTAGGGACATCATGTGGCAGATGCTACTGGAGCTAGGGCATAGTGTTATAGCCTCAAGCCATGTCAACAACCTACAGATTAAGTTTGTCAACGGTGCGTTGCTAACGCTGAAGGGTGCTGATAGACCAGAGACTATGCGTGGTGTTAGCTTGAAGTACTTGGTTATGGATGAGTATGCTGACATGAAGCCAGAGGTGTGGGAACAAATCCTACGCCCTGCTTTAGCGGATCAGAAGGGTTCTGCTATGTTCATTGGTACGCCAATGGGACGTAACCACTTCTACGAGCTATTCACCTATGCAAGTGTTTCTAAAGATAAAGACTGGGAAGGTTACCACTTCACCAGCTTTGACAACCCACTACTAGACCCTAACGAGATCAAGGCTGCTGAGAAGAGTATGTCAGCCTTTAGTTTCCGTCAGGAGTTTATGGCTTCCTTTGAGGCGCATGGCAGTGAACTATTTAAAGAAGAAGATGTATTGTTTAGCGAAGAGGAGCCAACAGATGGTGAGTATTATATTGCTGTCGATTTGGCAGGATTTGCAGACGTACAGAAAGCAACTACCAAAACTGCACGACTTGACCAAACAGGCATTGCCGTTGTTAAAGCGGGCGTGGAAGGCTGGTGGGTTGCTGATATCATATATGGGCGATGGGGCGTTGAAGAGACCGCCAGACGTATCTTCGGGGCAGTCAGCAAGTACAAGCCAGTCGCAGTCGGAATTGAGAAAGGAGCGTTAAAGAACGCTGTTAGCCCTTACCTCAATGACCAGATGAAGAAGAACCAACGCTTCTTTAGGGTGGAAGAGTTAACCCACGGCAACAAGAAGAAAGTAGATAGAATAGTATGGGCATTGCAGGGACGCTTTGAACATGGCAACATCACATTAAACAAGGGTAAGTGGAACACAGAGTTCCTAGATGAGCTATTCCAGTTCCCTAATCCACTAGTCCACGATGACTTGATAGATTGCCTAGCATACATAGACCAGTTAGCCAAAGTCTCCTATGCTTACGACTATGAAGAAGAAGACTACGAATTCCTAGATAAATACGCAGGGTATTAACTATGTTAGAAGATAAAGAGAATTTCGCTACAGAGCAACACCTAGAAAACTGGGTAATCCAGAAGTGTGATGACTGGCGAGATCACTTCAGTGCTAACTACCAGCAGAACTTTGATGAGTACTACCGCCTATGGCGTGGCATCTGGTCTGCTGAAGATCAAACTCGTAGGTCAGAGCGATCTAAGATTATCTCCCCTGCCTTGCAGCAGGCTGTAGAGTCTTCCGTTGCTGAGCTAGAAGAAGCCACCTTTGGTCGTGGTCAGTTCTTCGACATTAAAGACGATGTTCGTGACCAGAACCCACAGGACGTTGCTGCACTGCGTAGCTACTTGGAAGAAGACTTTGCAAAGAACAAGATACGCAAGGGTGTGGCTGAGTGTCTTATCAACGCAGCAGTGTTTGGTACAGGCATCGCTGAGATTGTTTTAGAAGAAGAAAAGGAAATGAAACCTGCTTCACAGCCTGTTATGGGCGGTGAGTTACAAGCAGTAGGTGTTACCATTGCTGACCGTACCTGCGTTAAGCTACGTCCTGTAATGCCACAGAACTTCCTCATTGACCCTGTTGCCACTGACATTGATTCAGCATTGGGCTGTGCAGTAGATGAGTATGTATCTTCACACCTTGTTGAGCAGCTACAGGAGAAGGGTGTCTATCGTGACGTACCAATAGAGTTAGCCAGCAGCGACTTTGACATTGAGCCTGATCAGGACTTGAGCAGCTTTGAACAGGACAAGGTTCGTCTAACTAAGTACTACGGTCTTGTTCCTCGTCACTTGCTTGAGAAGGCTATGAAGGACGAAGAAGCTGAAGATTCAGAGGTTGTAGCGTTTGACGATGAAGAAGATGATTCCTACTATGTAGAAGCTATGGTTGTTATCGCTAACAGCGGTACACTACTAAAGGCTGAGAAGAACCCGTACATGATGCAGGATCGTCCAGTCGTAGCATTCCCATGGGATGTCGTTCCTAGCCGCTTCTGGGGCAGAGGAGTATGTGAGAAAGGCTATAACAGCCAGAAGGCGTTAGACACAGAACTACGCGCACGTATTGATGCTCTAGCACTAACCATCCACCCAATGATGGCTATGGACGCTTCTCGTATGCCTAGAGGCGCTAAACCCAGCATACAGCCGGGGAAAACTATTCTCACTAACGGCAACCCTGCTGAGATTCTACAGCCCTTTAACTTTGGTCAGGTCAACCAGATCACCTTTGCACAGGCTCAGTCGCTACAGACTATGGTACAGACAGCCACAGGTGCTATTGACTCAGCAGGTATTGCTGGTTCTATCAATGGTGAAGCTACTGCTGCTGGTGTCTCTATGTCACTAGGCGCTATCATCAAGCGTCACAAGCGTACCTTGATCAACTTCCAAGACTCTTTCCTTATTCCTTTCGTACAGAAGGCTGCTTACCGCTACATGCAGTTTGAGCCTGAGCTATACCCAGTAGCTGACTACAAGTTCCACACTACTAGCTCACTAGG